GTTCAGCACGCAATCCTAATATTTCACAACAAACATTAAACGAAGCAAGTTTAGGTTTGATTCAATCTGAAGAAGATATTGCAGATGCAATGAATAGAATAAAAGCATTTGATGAACTTGGATATCGGTTTCGATAATAAAACATAAAAATGCATATCCGTTTTGAATATAGCTATAAAAATAGCTATTCAAAACGGAAGTTGTATTAAAAATGGCATAAATGCAATGTGTTGATATGGTCGTGATATAAACCACCAATTGAAGACTTAAAAAATAGTCACCATCTTTATTGAAGACTGAGTGGTCGTTGATATAGATGTGAATTCAAGGAGTCAATACAATGCAAGTTACTAAGAAAAGAAGCCTAATTCAAAAATGGGCACCTGTACTTGAGTCAGACATTGGTGCGCCGATTCGCAGTCAAGCAGATGCTTCTGTTATTGCCTGTCTACTCGAAAACCAAGTCCGCCTTAATAAAGGCGCTTTAGCTGAATCAGTAAACGTTACAGCTGATGTTGAAGTTTACCAACAATATGCACTTCCATTAATTCGTCGCCAGTTCCCAGAACTATTGGCAATGAATACGGTCGCTGTAATCCCAACAACTACCCCTCAAGGTATTTATTTTGCGCTCCGCTATCTATATGATGGTACTCGTAAAACTACACAATTCCGTAAAGGTCAACAAGGTGAAATCGGATTCGACTTGTGGCGTGACTTTACAGGTTATCATAATTATTACTCTGATGCTGCAAATGGTGGTCCATGGACTACTACAGAAGGCGAATATCTAAGTAACTTTATGCCTCAACAACCTGGATACGGCAATCCATATGCTAACCTTCCTACAGGCGTACAACCTACTACTGGTAGTATCACTGATGGTGTAGGTCTAGTTGATCAACCTGAATATCTACGTCAGAATATGCGTATGGCTTCAATCAAAGTCATCAAAGGTTCTGTTATCGTTGGTACTCGTGCGATTAAATCTCACTATACTCTTGAGCTACAACAAGATCTTGCAGCCGTTCACGGACAAGATATCGAAGCATTGCTTCTTGAAGCTCTACAATTTGAAATTCAACAAGAAATTGACCGTGAAATTCTACAATCAATGATTTATGTTGCAACTACACCTGCCCTTGGCGGTGAAGCTCCAATTCAAGTTGACCTTAATGCTCTTCCAACTGACTTTGCTCGTTGGGCAGCAGAAAAAATTGCCGCCGCAATCGTAAATACAATTCTTGCAGTTTCTCAAAAAATTGCCGTTGTATCTCGTATGGGTTCTGGTAACTTTGCAATCTGTTCACCAGATATCTGCGCTGCATTATCAACATTGAATAATGGTATTTACATCCCTACTTATTTGAACACTAATATCAATCAACAACCTTCTGGTGGTGTGGCTGAATCTGGTACTCTTATCGGTGGTGGAATTAAAGTATACAGAGATATCTTTGCTACTGTTTCTTATGCCTTAGTTGGTTATAAAGGAGCTCGTCAAGGTGAATCTGGTATTATCTTTATGCCTTATATTCCTTACATCTTTACGAAAACAGCAGGTCAAGAAGACGGCTCACCTCGTTTGATTGTAAAATCGCGTTATGCTGTCGTTGCGAATCTTTTGGGAGCTGGTCAATTCTACCGCTACATCCAATTCAAAAACGTACAAAGCGCAATTCTTGGAATCGAAACACAAACCGATTATGCAACTGGTGCTTACCCTTGGGAAGTTGTTGGTGCATCTTACGATCCATCTGGAAGTCAATACGGCCCTTGTGGTGGCGAACCTGGATTCTTGGGTGGCGTTGGACCAAATGGTTGTGGTGGAGAACAAGGCGATACATTCGTATGATTTTTGGCGCCTCGGCGCCAATCATTGTAATAAAATGTTACGATATAGTCTCAAGCTTAAAGCTTGGGACTTTTTTTATAAACATTATAAAAATAGTTTTAATTATGTCAACAAATATTATTTATTCCGTTACAGGAATGCCGTGGGAAGTTGTTGGTGCTGAATTTAATCCAATAGATTGCAATGGAAATTGCTGTGAATCAAATTCTTTTATCGGTGGATTAGATATATATTTATGTAATAAATCAATAACAACTAAATCACCATCAATAACAAACTATCCTCGCAATAGAAGATAATTTTCAGTTATATTATAATAAAAGTAAAAGGGAATTAAAATGCCAAAAAATGAATTTGAATACCTAAAAGGTGTATCACATCAAGAAGAATATCCACAATATGAAGCGCCAACTATGGAATCATATGATCCATCATCTGATGATGGTGATTTACCATATATACCATCATTAGGAGGCGGTGCATCTGCATATAAAAATATTAATCAACCTAAAAAACCAATTCAATTTTTAGATTTGAATAATCCAAATGCAGGAGCATTACCAACTAATAATCAATCATCAAATGTAAATGATACATTTCAAAAAACAATGGCATCATTTGAGGCTCAAAAGAGACCATCATTTACAAGTGCTGAAGATAATTTTAATCGAATGATGAGTGTATTAGATGGTGTAGCTGATATAGTTGGTTCATCAACAGCTAAAGGTGAAGATGTAGATAAGTATGGAATAAAAGTTGCATTAACACAAGTTAAAGAGTGTATTGCTGCATTGACGCATATAAAAGATTGGATTCCTGAAGGTAAAGAGGAATATTTGCCAGTATTAAATCAAGCCGCTAAACCTATTTTAACTGCACTTGAATCATTTCACTATAATGTAACGAAGCTCTCAACAAAATCTATAAACTAAAGAGAAATGATACGGTAATGCCATGCTTTTTTCACAAAATAATTTTGCCATTTGGTGGCAAAGCCGAGATAAATTCTCTTCTACAACATCATATCCAGGAAGGGTTGGTGATAAAGGAGAGACATCAGAAAATTATGTTAAACGTGCTTATGACCAATTTAAACAACACGATTGGCATGATTTAGCTAAAACTCAAGATGAATGGACACATCCAGATCCAATCGAAGGGTCACCAGATAGAGTTAATAATAGAAACTATAAGCGTATGGAATATGACTTTCCTCAACGTGATGATGGTAAAGGTCAATCTGATGTTATCAAAGATGTTTATGCTAAAAATGAAATGAATGTTAAAGCTATACTTGACGCATTCAAAAAACAAGGTTGGACGCAGAATAATACTGCATCAACCGTAAGTTGGAAGCCAATTGAAAAATCAGAATATGATGATCAAATGACAACCGATAAATAAAAAAAGAGAGCAGTTGCTCTCTTTTTTTACATTGAATTAGAAATTCGAGTAACACTATCCAGTGTAAGTTGTATATTAGCCACATTACATTCAACTATTAATAAGTAACCAGAACCTATACTTGCCGAATCAGCAATTGTAATTAAATTTAACATAATCTTATCGGCAACTCCAGAGGGTAATACAGCGGATGCGCGATTAACAAATCCACTAAATGGATTAATTAATTTTGCTGAAAGTGATACGTTTTGTGAAGTTGGGTTACTAAATGTTAACTCTACACGCCATGTATGGCTTTGTCCATCCACAGGATTTTCTAAAAAACGATTTGTTATTTTATCATATAAATAATCCTGTCCATTATGACCATAAGGCCAATTCTGAACAGTTGGACTTAATGTTAATGGTGTTGTGTATGCTATGGTTTGTCCAATATTACCTTGTGATGTCCAACTAGGTTTACTTCCATCGGCATTGCCATTAATTTTAACTACACCATATTGACTTAATACTGGCATCGTTTCTGGATTATATGGTTGATACTTTTCCCATACAATATCTCCACCACCCCATACAGGTGTCAAATTATTTATATTTCGTGTCAATGGAAGCGGTACTAAATTTAAATCACTAATTGTATATGCTGTATTCCTCATTAAATACATTAGTTGACCATTGAAATAAAATAAATCCCAAGTGTAATTATATAATTCAATTCTATAAGTACTTTCATCTACTACCGATGCATCTATTACTGATACATTGGTTAATAGAAAATTAATACTTTTAACGCCAGATGTGTAATTAGAGAAAATCTCTTGGAAAAGTTCAAGACTTACATTAGTCACATCTAATTTTAATCCACTTCCTGATGGGTATAATACACCCATCAGTGTGGTATCTGCTGTGAAAAGTAGTTCGTCAATGGTTGGGTTGATAAATTGTGACATTTTTTAATTCCTATTGTTAATAATTAAGTTCAATCCAAGGCATCGCAACCATTGATGAGCCAGAGGTTACAGTGACTGTAGCTGGTAAAGATGTATTAGAACCTTTGTAAAAGATTGGTATATTACTTGACATTATTGTTGGTGCTGGAACTATAGCGGCATATCCACTAATACCAGAAAATGGAGGGCACCACGCTAACCATCCATCAACGCCAGCTGTAATGTTTACAGGTGTTGATAGGGTTGCTGATGCAAATCCACCATTTGGTGCTGTTAATGTTCCTGATGATATCAATGTAGCAAGATTCGTTGTTATGTTGAATGAATACACACCCAATTGCACATTTGAACCACTAGAGTTAGCTAAAAATGCAGTCATTTTAGTGAAGGTTCCAGATGCTTGTGGTCTAAGCCTTACCATACAAAGTGACCCTTCAAGTGACCCAGGTACTGAACATATAGCCAATGGAAATGGAGATATTTGTGATACGGTTGTAAGAATAGGTGATGATGATGCGCCTAATATGTATATAG